GCCGCTCGGCGAGCGACCGTCGTTGTTCATCATCCCCGCGTCACGGAGCGCCGCCGCGGTGCGCGGGCTGGCGTGGAGGAAGTAGCGCGAGCCGAAGCCGGTCATCGCGACCTCCTCCTCAAGACATCCGATCCCCGCCACGACATCACCCGCTGCGCCGAGGTCCGTCGAGTCGAGGAAGGATGCCGCGCCGGTCCCGACCTGATCGGTTGCGAGCTGCCGCCCCAGCGCCCACTCGGTGGTCGCGTTGAGACGAGCGAGCGCGAACTCCTCGTGGTCGAGTTGGCTGAGGGTCGAGCACGTCGATCCCTGCTCGATCGGGAACGCCGGGAACTCCGCGACGCCCGCGCGATGAGCGACGTCGACCGCCGTCACGCACTTGTCGCGGAGGATCGGCTCCCCACATCCATAGAACGGGATCGCGAGGCCGCGCTCCCATCCGTCCGGGGCGGGGAGGGCTGCGGCGAGCAGCCCTCCCTGTCGCGGTGTCGACTGCGCGGGAAGGTCGACCACCTGCGCCAATGATGCGGCCATTGCGGTCTCCTCTCAGTCAGTCGTTAGGTCAGGAGCCCGAGACGCAGAACGCGTCGTCGCAGACCGTGACCGGGATGTCGATCGCCTTCGCGTTGCAGCCGCGGGCCAGGAGGCCCTCGAACGACTCCGCGAACGCGCTGACCTTGTTCTGGCGGTTGGAGTCCATGTCGCGGATCTCCGTGCCGAGGTCGAGCGTGCCGCCGTCGAGGTACGTGAAGTACCCGTTCGGCGCGAGGACGGTGTGCGCCTCGTCGAGGAAGTTCGACAGCGGGCCGTCGACCTGCCCGTTCGGCTCCAGCGGGTCGAGGTCGAGCGACCAGACCGGGCGGACGCCCTCGTTCGCGAACGCCGAGGCGATCAGCGCGTCGGTCACGTCCGGGTTGTCCACGCCCGACAGGCGGCGAGCACGGAGGTCCGAGCGGATCGCGTTGAGCAGCCAGAACGGCGCGAAGAAGTCGAGCTGGACATCCGCGAGACGCTGGTCCTGACGGATCGCCGCGCTCGCGCGGCCAACCGTGTTCAGGAGCGTCACGTAGATCGAGCCCGTGTCCTCGACGGTGTGCGTCGTGGTGACGCCCGCCCGCATCTTCTCGAACAGCGAGACCTCAGCGACGCGCGACTGGAGCGCGGCGACGGCGCGGAGGTGGGCGGTCCACTGCTCCGGCGAGAAGCGCTGCTGGAAGTTGCCGATCGAGAGGCACGAGTAGATCGCCTCGACCTGCGCGCGGTCCTCTTCCTCGCACTCAACGTCGAAGCACTGCTTCCACGTCGTCTCGTCGTCCGGGTCGACCGCGAGGTCGTCGTCGCACGTCCACAGCGCGGCGCCGGAGTCCGGCAGGCACACGGCGGGGTAGAACGAGACCGCGCCGCGAGTCGCGCCGAAGGACGGCAGGGCGTCGCGGATCGGGCGCTCCAGCGAGGCGTTCACGGGGTTATCGTAGATCGGCTGGGCGAGCGAGCAGCAGCCACCGGCAGCGGTCACGGCCTCGGGGCTCGTGAACGCATCGAGCAGGCGCGTGTTCTCGTCGATCCGACCGGGGAGCTTCTCCGCGAACTGCGTGTCGACCTGGAGGAGGGAGTTACGGCCCGCCTTCTTGGTCCGGCGCGTGCTGTTGGAGAACGCCTTGCCGATGTCGTGCCACGTCGCGTCGTTCTTGACCTCGCCGTCGAGCGTGAGCGTCTGGCTCGACTTCGGGGCCTCCGGCTCCGGCTCGCGGTCGGTGACGACGAGGCCGAGACGAGCGACGGCTTCGGCGGCGGAGAGGGCGCGCTTAGGCTCCTCCGGCGTCTCGCCGTCCTCGGTGTCTGCCTCCAACTCGGCGTCGGGGTTCGGGATGCCTTCGAGGACCTCGTCGGCCTCGCTGGCGGACTCCGCCTCAGCAGCCTCGGCTTCCTTGACCGCGGCGTCCGCGGCCTGGTAAGCGTCGCGGAGGGTGACGAGCGACTCCAGGTCACCCGATCCCTTCGAGGCGTGGAGCGTACGTGCGATGGTGTCCCGCGCGCTCGCCAGCTCGGCGGCGGTGGGGGTCTCGTCGGTGCCGACCTTCGCCAGAACGGCGAGTGCCTCTGTGATGCCCATGAGATTCTCCTCGTGTGTTGGGAAACGAAAAACGGATGGATCCGGGGGATCCACCCGCTTATCGCCGTTCAGGCTCGCGCTGATCGTACCACGTCATCCCTCCGGAAGATCATCCGGATTGGGAATGTCATTGACCACCGTCCCGACGATCAAGGCGAGAGCCTTCTCGATCCGCTCCAGCCGCGATACCGCGTCCGCCCACTGTTCGGGGGTGACGGCCTCGTAGGTCTCATCCGTGAACTCGGTGATGACCTCCAGCTCCTCGGAGCCTTCGACCACGACCGGGTCCGTGATCCCCATCTGCAGCTCCGCCTCTCCCGCGCTCGCGGTGACCGGCCACGCGGGGGTCGGGACGAGATGGATCCCGACGAGCGTTCGGCCCGACCCCGACGGCCAGAGCTCGACCGACGGCGCCGACGCCTGCGCGCGGAGAAGATCGGCGGGGGAAGCGTCGGGCATGAGCACGCCGGAGAAGGCGAGCCCGTGGTTGTCCTCCCACGCGCGGACCATCGCGAGAGTGCGGTTCGCGTTGTCGCGGTGGTTGCCGGTGTCGGCAGCCGCGACGCCTCGACGAGCGAGCCCGGTATCGAGATGCGCGCCGCCCATCGTCAGCGCCCCGACCCGGACCGTCTCGCCGTTATCGAGCGTGACCGCCGCGCCCGTGTGGAACCCGCGGTGCGCCTTGTCGACATCGCCGGGGTACTGGAAGCACGAGCCCATGTCGCTCCGGTGGCACACTCCGCGCGGAGCCGCGTGACCCCAGACGCGCCGCATCCCGTTCGCGTCGGGAGCGTCGACGTGGACCGGCTCCGCCGCCTTCGACCGAAACGGCTGGAAGTAGCGGGCAGGGAGCGCGCCCTTCGCCGTGGCCGACGCGGCGGCGGTGACCGCCTCCTCCTGGACCGGGACGGGGCGGAGCGCGCTGTCCTCGCCCTCGATCCGCCAGAGCTTGTCGATGTAGCCGACGGTCATGCCGGTGTGGTCGCCGTCCTGCCGGTCCCAGATGATCGGGATCGGGAGGAGGTCCTCGTCCCACTGGAGCGAGCCGAACGGCAGGCGCCGCGCGTCTCCGGTCCAGGTCCCCTCGAACACGAGCGGGCCTTCGACCGTCCCGTCGTCGTTCAGCGTGATCCGGGCGTCGGAGAACGCGGGGGTATCGACGATCGCGACGTGGCGGGGTCGGGAGAGGATCCGCTCCTCCAGCGCCTCCAGTTCGCCGCAGTCGTCGTCCTCCCAGCACTTGTCCGACGCGGCCTTGATCTCCGCCTCGCTCGGCATCGTCGAGGGGTCCATGTCGTGCGCGATGCTGACGCCGACGGCGCCCTCGCGGAGCAGCTCCTTCACGCGGACGATCGCGGCCTGGGTCTCCGGGTCCTCGGAGTTCGAGAGGCGACCGGAGCCGTGGATCGCGGCGGTCTGCTCGGTGTCGCGCTGCTCGTCCTCGCCGCCCTCGGCGAACTCCTCAGCGTCCGCGGCGTCCTCGCTCGCGACGATCGCGGGGTTATCCTCGACCGCCTCGACTTCTACGTCCTCGGGGTCAGCGCCGTCGGCGAGGTCGTCGGACGGGCACTCGCCGCACGTCGCGAACTCGTCGGCGTCGGCCTCCAGCCACGCGAGGAGCTTCTCCTGCGTCTCGGCGTTCGGGAGCTTCCCCTGCTTGAGGCGGGAGAACATCGCGGAGTGGACGCCGAGCGCGTTCGCGACCTCCGTCAGGCTGAGGGTGTCACCGCCGCGAGCTTCGCCGAGCTCTACGCGGCGACGGTCAACGGCTTCCATGAGCAACTTCGGGTCCATGCGATCCTCCGGGTCGAGTCTTGCAGGGAGGGTATCACGGGTCTTGCACGTTTGCAGAGGTGCCTGCGGGAGTCGAACCCGCCTCAACGGTTTTGCAGACCGTTCCCTAACCGATCGGGCAAGGCACCGGGGGGTCAGCGGCGGCGACCGGGGCCAGGGACGAACCTACCCCCTTCGCCCCGGAAGATCGTCCGGAGGCTACACATACAGTGGTCACCGTTGACATCGGCCTGAGGGATGTGGCCGTCGAAGCCTTCGATGTCGTCGGCGAACTTCCGATTTTGCGCGCGGTGGTCCTCGTAGACTCCGCCCTTGAGACCGGGGCGCCACGTCCAGCGGTAGCCTGCAACGGTGATCCCGCCCTTTTGCAGCGCCTCGATAACGGCCCGGCCCATGCCCAGCCCCATCCGCAACGGCGCGGGGCCTGCCACTACTCAGCCCCGCCCGCGACAGAAATGACCTCGACCCGGCGCGCCGCGGGGAGCGACTGCGCGATCGGCGACGAGAGGGTCGAGAGAATGTGCTGGGTCATCAGGTCGGTCAGCAGCTCGGAACTCTCCTCGACCATCCGGGGAGTGAACTCCGGCGCCAGCTCCGCGCCGAGGATCTTCGTGATAGTCGACTGCGCGCCGGTGACGCGCGAGTCCCACCAGGAGGTGAGCGGCTCCAGCGCCCCCTCGATCACGGTCTCGATATGGACGCCGAGCCCCGTCAGCCCCTCCTCGCCCATGTGCGCGGCGACCTCAGCGTTCGTCAGGTCGGACGGGATCGCCGACTTCGACGTCGCGCGCGACCGGACCGCGGCGCCGAGCTTCTCCCGAGCGCGCTCGGTCGACATCTGAGTCGCGCCGCCGAGCTCGGCCAGCAGCGTGGCGTCGATGTGCTCCAGCGCCTCGCTCAACTCGGAGAGGGTCGTGACCTCGCCGGGATCGATGTCCTCAGACAGGAGACGCCGGAACGTCGGGGGCATCTGCTCCGCGCCGACGATCGCGGCGGCAGCGTTGATCGCCTCGTCCGCGGCATCGTTCGCGGGGTCCGTCTCCGGGACGGGCGGCGGGGAGCCGTCCTGCGCGGGGCGCGACGCGGGGACGTACTCGGTCCCGTCGGTGACAGCGCGGATCTGCGCGACGACCTCCGGCAGACCGGGACTGATGAGGAGCGACGGGGCCTGGGCGACCATCGCCAGCGCCGCGTCGACGGCGGGATCGGTGGTCGTCTCGTCCGCCAGGTCCTCCTCCTCCGGCTTGGCGCGCGGGGGGATCCCGAGCGTCTCGCGGAGGTAGTCGACGGTGACGGCGTCGCGGTCGAATGCTTCGAGGACGTCGGAGATCGAGTGTCGGCGCGCGAGGATCTGCGTCGGGTCGGGGACGACTTCGATCTCCCCGTAGTCGGGGAGGAGGAGCGCGAGGGCCTCGGAGGGGATCTTCGCAACGCGGATCGCCATAGGCTCGATGTGCGCCCGGTAGCTCTGCTCCTCGACCTGGAACGCGGTCGCGCGGGACGCGGCCTGCATACCCAGCAGAACCTCGGGCGGGACTGGGAGACCGTAGGCGAGTCGCTGGACGAGCTTGTCCATCCGCGCGTCGACCTTGTCGTCATAGGGGAAGTCGGGGATCAGGAGGCTCAGCCCCTTCATCCCTTGGCCGGACTGTTCGACGAGCTCCGCAGGTCCGCGGAGGACGGCCATGCCGACGTCGTCCGGGTCCTTCATCGGCTCGTGGATCATCGCGTCGAGGTCCTCCCAGAAGTCCTCGCCCGTGCCGTTGGCGACGCTGATCCCGTCGGCGACTCCGAGGATGCCGCGCATACCGACACGGTTCGACGACTGGGAGCGCGAGAGTCGGTTCAGCCAGTCCATGTCCTCCAAGATCGGGAGGACGCCGAAGATCGGGGCGTCGGGGTCCGATGGGCTCGCGGGGTGGGGGTAGAGGCCGCGGATCGCGTGGAGGCTGCGCTTGAGGAGATCCTTCCGGTCGGGGTGGATGACCGATACGACCTCCCAGACCTCCTCGGTGCCCTCGTCCGTCGGCTCCTCACGGACCGTGTAGAACAGCTCGCCCGCGACGTAGAGATTCGTAGTCACCTGGCGGACGGTCGACTCCTTCCACCCGACGACGTCGAGGAGCTCAGCGCTCGCGTTGACGGGGTGGTCGGGCTCCTCTGGGTCGTCCTGCTTACTGTTGGAGACGATCGGGGCAACCCCGTCGCCGGGGGGCGTGATCCTCCAGTCCTCCGACCCGTCGACGGTGACGCGCCAGCCCATCCGGGACATCTGATCACTGGCCCAGCCGACGATGTAGCGGACCTCGCCGACCTGCCGCCCGCGGCGGACGTTGGACGAGTTGCCGAACCCGCGCGGGAGTCCGTAGAAGCCCCAGGCGTCGAGTTGCTCCTGACTCGCTCCGTCGTCTTTGCCGTGCTCAGCGAGCGATCCTGTCGCCATGTCGGGGGCTCCTAGTTGTCGAGGGGTTCACCATCGTCGGGGATAAGCGTACCAGCGACGCCGACGATCGCCGAGGCAGCGAGCCACGTCAGCGGCGTCGAGGCCCAGCCCCACGCTCCGGTGACGGCGTGCGCCCCGAGGGTGAGCGCGAGCGCGATCCACGCCCCGGCGCACCACGGGCACGCGAGGAAGCTGTAGACCGCGGGGCGGCGGCGGAGGGGGCGGAGCGCCCACATGAGGAACGGCGGGGAGGTTCGCGCGATGACCCACCAGACCCACAGCGCCGCGAGGCCGATGACGGCGACGGACTGGATCACTCCTCGTCCTCCGGCCAGAAGCTCGCGAGAGAGGCGATCTGACAACGAGCCAGCGCCCACGAGCACGACGACCCGACGCGACGGAACGTGACGGTCACCGGGTCCTCGTCTCCCTCGGGGGCGAGCGTCATCGATCCCTTGTGGACGCTGAGCTCGTCGAAGCGCATGACGTGATCCGGCGCGCCCTTGCGCGTGAACACCGCGGCCTCTCCCGTGTCGGAGATCAGGAGCCGCGACTTCTTCACCGCCCAGTCGGGGTGAGTGACGCGGGCGATGATGTCGTGCTTGATCTTTCGGGTCATGGGAAGTCCTCTCTCCGTACTACGGCAGTGTACCGCCCCCGCCTCTGAGGGGCAGCGGGGGCGGTACGGTCGGGGGCGGGGTTAGTTGACGTCTACCCAGGCCATGACCGTGCGGAGCAGGTGGTTGTAGTCGCCGCTGGTGGCCTCGTTGCTGAACTCCTGGATCTCGTCGGTGTCGACTCCGGCGCGGATGAGGGCGGTGGTGGTGCGGCCAAGGATCGCGAAGGCGTTGCCGTCCTGGCCGATGAGGTTGACCGTGATGTCCGGGTACTTGGTGTCCATGATGTCCTCCAGGGGTGGGGCGGGTCAGTGGATCGGGGTGAGGTCGCGGATGTCGACTATGCGACTCCCGCGCGTCGTCATCACTTCGGCGAGTTCTAGGCTGACGTGCCTGCGGAATGAAACGGCGTCATGGTTCGCCCCGTAGGGTGCCGTGACCGTGCGGTTGATGGGGGCGACGTCGGCCTCGCCGGTGTAGCGCAGCGGCTGGCCTGCGGTGAAGGTCATCTCGGTCACCGTCCCGATCAGCGGCGGAGCGCGGTCGGGCGGAAGGCGAGGTACTCGTCCATCGAGAAGCCCTTCGCGTGGTAGATCGTGGCGTACTCGCCCGCATACTGCGCGGCGTCCTCGCGGAACAGGAGGATCTCCTCGAAGTAGATCGCGGCCTTCTTCCAGACCTCGGCGCGGATCTCGCGGGGGGTGAGGGTGGCGGTTGCGGTGGTGGTGGTGGTGGTCATTTCGTCCTCCTGGGTTGGTGTGTAGTACTATTGTAACACACATTAGGGGGAGAAGTTACAGACCGCCGCGCAGCGCCGCGCCGAGAGACGAAGGGCGCCGAGCGCTCGGGGGAGGTCCGGCGCGGTACAGCGTCGCCTTCCCTCCGGTCAGCAGATGGTGGCACGCCCAGACCATAGCGTCGAGACGGTCGGGGCTCTCGCTCTCGCCGGGCACCCATTCCGTCAGCTCCGCCGTCAGCTTCGCCAGCGCGTCGGGGCTCTCCGGCGCGATGTGCGCCGCCTGCTCATCCGCCTCCCACAAGGCCGAGATCGGTTCCGCGCGGGTTTTCTTCCCCACCGCCGCGTGGACCGTCGAGAGCGGGAGCGACGGCGCCGCGTTCCGGAGGACTTCCTTCACCATCCGCCCGCCCTGGTTGATCTCCGCGACGACCGACGCGCCGTAGTCTGCCGCCGCCGTCGCCACGCGCAGCGCCCACTGGTGGGGGGTCGCGTCGGTGACGGAGTAGTCGTCCAGGACGTAGAGGTGGCCGTCGTCCCCGCGCCCGACGACGACGATCCCGCACGTCCCCGCCCCGCTCGGGGGGTCGACGCCGACAACGACCTTCCCGAGGGTATTGACAAGCTCCTGCCGGTCAGCGACGGGCACCGCGGAGCGCTCGATGTCGCTATGCGCCCACAGCGCGCCCTCGACGTCGTCGACGACCTCACCGAGGATCTCCTGCCGGTACAGGCGCGTCCCTTTCAGCGCCTCCGCGTAGCGGCGATAGGCGTCCGGAGTGTGCGGGTTGTCGTGCGTGGTGGCCCGCGTGACCTCGACCGTCTCGTCCTCCAACCACGCCTTGAACACGGGGACGGGGCGGGGGGTCGTCGTCGCCGCCCAGCGCGGGAACGGGAGGCGACGGCCTCGGCGGGAGAGCGCCGCCTGCTGCGCGGCGTCCGTGAGCTGCGGGTTCGCCGCGGCCTCCTCGAATAGATCAAAGTCGATGTTCGTCAGCGCGCGGAGGCGGTCGACGTCTCTCAGGGACGGCGTCCCGACGAGGAACAGCTTCGACCCGTTCGGCCACTCGACGCGTGCGCCCTCGACGCCGCTCGGCTTGAACTGCGCAGTCGGGTCCGCGGCGAGGATCCCGCTGTCCGGGTCGAGCACGACGCCGTTCACCGCGTCGGAGAGGGTCGGGGCGATGATCCGCGCGCGCAGGCCAGGGACCGTCCGCGCGTACTCCGCCAGCAGCCGCGCGCCGGTCATCGTCTTGCCGACCCCGCGCCCGCCGGACAGGACCCACCCCTCCCAGTCCCCCGACGGGGGCACCTGGTGAGGGAGCGGCGTCCAGGCCGCGAGCGGCTCCTCCGGCTCCTCGACGCTCAGCGCCCCGATGAGGTACTCCGCGTACGACGGAGGGAGGGACGACACGAGCTCCTCCCGCTCAGCGGGGTCTAGGTCCGCTAGCGCTAGGAGCAGCTCGTCGTCGGTCATGCCCCGATCGTACTACGTAGCCTTCACCGGCTCCTCCCGCGGCTGCCCCAGGCGCCCCGCCTTGCGGAGGGGGTTGAGGATCGTCTTGGCGACGACCCAGCCGAGCAGCAGGTAGGCGAGCGTCGCCCACAGCTTCCCGACCATCTGGCCGGGGAGGGCCGGGGTGATCGCGCCGAGGCCGAAGGCGATGCCGAGGAAGATGACCGAGTCGGCGAGCGCGCCGACGACGTTCGACGCGACCACCGCCAGCGCCCAGCGCTTGTCGCCGATGATCGAGCGGTTGCGGATCGGGGTGTAGACGGCGAAGTCCGCGAGCTCAGCGAAGCCGAAGGCGAGGGCCGCGGCGATCGCGATCTGGGGGTCGCTGACGAGGAACGACACGATAGTACCGAGGAGGATCATGACCACGACCGCCCACCGCCCCAGCGCGTCCTGCACCGCGTCACGGGAGGCGAGCATGACGCCCGCGAACAGCGTCCCGGCGGTCGCCTCGAAGCCGAAGCCGACGGGGATGAAGCCGTAGTCGGTCGTCACCACGTTCGCCGCGATCAGCGCGCCGAGGACGAGGAGACCGGCGATCACGCCCACGACGATCCGGGCGGGGGTGATCTGGGAGCCGTCGAGAGGCCGGAGCCACTTATCCCCCCACCCCCTAACCGTGTCCTCGGGGAGACCGTTGCGGGGGTGCGGGGAGAGACTCATGAGAGTGCCTTTCGTTAGATGAAGCCTCGGAGAAGGTAGGAGGCTGGAGCGTGAGCTCGGAGGCAGTCTACTCCCCGTCAATACTCCACGCGCAGGTCGTACTCCGCCCACGCCTCGAACGGCGCGTTTCGCTCGGGGAGCGGATCTGCGACGACCTCGCTCATCGTGACCGTCGACAGGCCCCCGGTGAGCTGCTCGTAGAACACGCGGTCATCGAACCCCGCCGCGGCTGCGTCGTGCTCCGTCGCGGCGTACACGATCCGGTCCACGCGCGCCCACAACGAGGCCGTCAGGCACATCGGGCACGGCTGGCAGGAGGTATAGAGCACGGCGCCCGAGAGGTCGAACCCCCACTGGCCCGCCGCCTTCCGGATCGCCGATACCTCGGCGTGCGCGGTCGGGTCGTTGTCGAGAGTCACGCGGTTCGTCGCCTCGACCGTCTGGCCGTCCGGCAGGACGATCACCGCCCCGAACGGGCCTCCGCCCTCGACGGCTGAGAGGCGGGCGATCTCAACGGCGCGCTGCAAGTGGTTCATTCTGATCCCAATCCTCGGGAGGCCCGACTAGACCTCATCTAGCATGTACTCGCAGTGCTTGAGACACAGGTCAGGCACCCTCCCCAGCGTCCGCAGGTGCGCGTGCAACTGCTCGTAGTACGCCATGCTTTTCCGGGGGAGATGCTTAGCGGGCCAGATCACGCGCACGTCCTCGGGAAATAGTCTCCGAGTCTGCCTGGCGTATTCCTTCGACCCGAGATTCACGACATAATCTCCGGGAGCGAGCTCCAGCCGCCCAATCATAGCTCTCAACGAGTCATCTGACATCGTATCTTCGTACCCCCAGTGCGAGTCGTATGGCCCTGGGATCATGTCTCCGGGGAGCAGAAAGCCGTACTTGTTCGACAGGATTACCCGCCCCCTTTTCGGTTTCAGAAGGTAGGCGGTTTTGCCTTGAAGCCTGACGAAGGAGCCGGTGTAGAACTCATCGGCGCGCTGAGCTGTTTGTGACTTCCCGGCACCGCATGTCGTGATGACGTAAGCCGGTCTGCTCATGCTCAATCCTCCTCGTAATCCGTCAGATCATCGACGCCTGCCAGCTCGAACGCCCAGCGGCGCTCCACGCACGTCCCGCACTGCCCGCACTGGCGCGCTCCGCCCTGGTAGCAACTCCACGTAAGGGTCAGGGGCGCGCCGAGGACGGCCCCCTCCCGCACGATCTCGACCTTGTCGGCGTCTATATAGGGGGTGACGATTTTCGTCGCGTAGGCGGCGCGTACGGCCTCGCGGTACGGGTCCCAGA